AAAGTGGAAGATTATTTTAATGAACAAAATATGGTGGAAGAAGCTCAAAAACTTAACGAAGAATTCGATCTTGCTAAAAATGAAAAAATTAAATGGGATGCTAAATTTGATCGGGAAGAACAAATTTATATGGGAGATAGAGAATTCGGAAATATATATTCTTCATCTACAAAAAATGATTCAAGGACAACAGTTCGAGTAACGGAAACTTTTATTGAAGCTCAAATTGATTTAAACATTCCAGACGCGGTATTTAAACCTGTGGCAAAGGATGATGAAAAAGCGGTAAGAAAACTGCAATCAGAGGTTGATTATACATTGCGAAGTGGAAATCTTCAGGAAATAAATTCTATTGCTGAAAGAGAAGTAAAAAAACACGGAATTTCAGTTTATAAGGTACTTTGGAATAATAAAGATTATGGCGGTTATAGGGGACGGCCTGAAATCATATCGATACATCCTAAAAACATATTATGGGCAGCAGGATGTACTGACAAAAATAAATGTCAATGCTGGTATCATGTTGAGAATGAAACTCTCCAGGAATGCAAAAAAAGATATGGGAATGCGGCAGATATGCTTCCCAAATTAGGAGAAAGAGCCGATCTTGTATATGACCAAGTTGGAACACGATATTTGTCCGACGTAAACAAAACAAACGATATAACCAATAATCCGGACATATATTCAAGACCTAATGAACATCCACTAGCAAAATATATAATTATTGAAAAATGGTATTTAGATGAAGACGATGAATGTTGTTTAGTAGTATTTTCAAACAATTGTATACTTTTGAAAAAACCAAAATTTTATCACAGACGCAAGTATAATTCCGATGAAGAAACTTTTGAATTTGATGAAAACGGAAACGAAGCTTTACTTGATACCGAAATAATGACGGAAGATTATTATCAGGAAAAAGAAGAAAACGGTATGAAAACAAATGAATTAAAACTACCTAAAAACGAAGAAGTACCTTATTATCTTCCCAAGGGTGTTGAATCAATACCAATAGTAATACAGAATAATATACCAAGAAGTAAGGCTATTACCGGTATATCAGATACGGAAAGAACTTATGATTATGAACAGTCCATGAAAAAAATGATTAACAAGCATGAAGAAAGAATACTCCATGGAAATACAAAAATATTGTATAACAAAAATACAGAAGAAGAATCATCGCAATTGATAGATAATGATGATTTAAATATTATACCCGTAAATGACGTAAATGGATTTAAGGACTTTGAATTTAAAGACAAAGGAAAGGAAGCTATTGAATTTTATAATTTTTTACAAAATCAGCTTCAATATCAAATGGGCATTAACCAGGTATGGCAAGGAGCTAATCAAGGAGAAGCAAGATCGGGCAAAGCTATACAATCTCTTGTAAATCAAACAGCGGAAAAAATAGGAATAAAGGTAAATGAAAAAAATATTGCATATAAACGTATTTATCGTTTGTTGTGTGATTTTATACTTTGCTTTAGCGATGGTAACAGACCTTATAGATTAGACAATACTCTTGAGCCTGAATACGGAACATTTAATAGATATGAAATGTTGAAGAAAGATGATTCCGGAAATTGGTTATATCCTGATATGGATATAGAAATAAGTGCCGAACAGGGATTTCCGAAAACTAAAACATCAATGATGGAAATGATTTTAACATTGGCTTCCGGTGGATATTTTGAAGCTAATACTAAAAATCAACTTGTATGGCAAACTCTTGCAAAACTTGGATTTCCTCAAGCAGAGAGTATTTTACAGTCAATCACTACGGAAATACAAAATCAACAAGCTATGGAACAGCAGGCGCTATTGTCTCAAAACAACGTGCAAGGAATGGCAACAAATGAACAAAGTCAACTTGCTAAAGTTATTAACATGCTTCCTGAAGATGTTAGAAAAGAATTTCAGAGTTTACCGCCAGAACAGCAAGCTGCAATAATGGAGGGCAGAAATGTATAATAAAACAATATTGATTATAGGTGGAACTGGAACGCTTGGAACCGCTTTAATCGATGAACTTATAAAACAAGATGTATGGTCAATACGTATATTTGCAAGAGACGAATACAGAATGTGGAAAGTAAAACAAAAATATGGAGATCATTCAAAACTTCGATATTTTATTGGTGACATACGGGATAAAGACAGATTAAATCTTGTTTTTGAAAATGTTGATATAGCAATAAATTGTGCCGCAATGAAGCATGTTTCGATGTGCAATGAATCTCCTTTTGAATCATTAAAAACAAATGTTATAGGAGTACAAAATGCTCTTGAATGCGCTATTAAAAATAATATAAAAATTTTTGTGCAAATAAGTACCGATAAAGCCGTAAATCCCGAAAACATTTATGGATGCACAAAGTTAATGTCAGAATATCTTGTTTTAGACGCTCCAAATTGGCAAGGTAAAAATAGAACAAAGTTTATCATAATACGAAGTGGAAATATTGCTGAAAGTTCAGGAAGCGTATTAGAGATATGGAAAAATCAATATTGCGAAAACAAACCTTTAACGGTAACAAATTTAGAAGCAGAAAGATATATCGCCTCAAAAGAACAAATTGCATCAGCCATTGTTAAAATTATTCCTGAAGCTTCTAACGGCTTGTATATTCTTAATATGCCAAAAGTAAAGGTAAAAGACTTATTAAACCAATTTGATAATCCTGAAATAAAAATAACGGGATTACTGACTGGAGAAAAAATGAGCGAAGAACTTTACCGAAAAAATGAAAAATGTACGATAATAAATGTTGTGGAAAATAGAGGTGATGGTCGATGATGGGCATTCAATCAGAATCAGACTGGAAAGCAAAGGAAGACGCTCGAATACTTCAAATGGCAGAAGAAATAAAACGTGATACAAAACGCATGGCGGCAGCTCAAAAAATAGCCGAAAAAGAAATGACAGCTATGAAATCAGTAATAAAAATGAAGCCGGTAAAATCAAAGATATCTAAATCAACCAAAAAACAGAAAGGTGGTGTATAGTATGGCTTACGGAACAGCAAAGAAAGCTAAATCAGTTGGTACGACTCCTGCAAAAGGAACTTTTATCGAAGGTAGCGCAGGACCAGGAAAAGTAGCTCTTGGTGGACGTATCACAAAAGGTGGCGATTTACGGGCACGTTCTGGAATGAATAAGGGCAAAATGCCTAAATCAATGTAATTTTCAAAAGCATTTTAAAAGTAATTTTTTTATTACCGTGAGAACGGGAAAAAACTCAAATTTTATGGAGGATATTATATGTTTGAATATATTAAACTGCCGTTTATGGCAGAAGATACAGGCGCAAGTACTGGAAGTGAAAGCAGTACGGGGAATGAAGCCGGTTCCCAGGAAACAAATAATGAAACTACCCAAACAGGCGTTATAAATGGTGAAGCCGTACCAGATGGTAGTAAACCTAGTGCAGCATGGGCTGAAATGAGAAGAAAAGCTCAGGAAGCAGACACATATAAAACAAAAATTGATACTTATGAAAAAAAACTTGAAAGACTTAATAAATGCATTCCGGATGGATATTCTTCATTAGATGAATATCTTGATGCCTACGAATCTGAAATTCCGAGTCCTGAAACATACAATAATACAAATCAAACAGTTAACAATACGACAATTGACGAAAATAAAATACTTGAAACTGTTTTAAAAAAAGTTGAAGAAATGCCCGTCATAAAACAAACGGTAAAGGAAAGACAAAACAGATTCTTAGTTGAAAGTTATACTGCCGTACAAAAAAAATTCCCCGATGTAAAAAAACCGGAAGATATACCGGTTGAAGTATGGAATGCATGGGAAGAAGGAAAAAGCGGCAGAAGTCTTTTAAGCCATTTAAAGGAATACCGTTATGATAACGATATTGAAAATGCGCGTAAACAGGGTGCCGGACATGCAAAAGCTCAGGCAATGGGTGTTGCGCATACAAATCAAGTTCAAGGAACTACTGATAAAAACGAATATGATAATATAACGGTTCCGGATGATGTTAAAAACATGATGATGCGCAATAAATTATTGCGAAAAAAAATCCAAGAAGACCCTAATTATATCAAAAAACAATATGCAACAAAACATAGATAACGGAGGAATTACGCCTCCGTTATTTGTTTGGAGGCGATATTATGTTTGAATTTCTAAAATTCAAAAAAGCAGGAATAGATAGTTTATATTCCGAAAAAAATCTCCCGGCGTTAAGCGGTTACGCACTTTATGTCGGTCAGGCTCTTAAAGTTACCGGTGGTGCTTTATGTTATGCCGATTCAGCCGATACAGTATATGCTATATCAAATGTATCCGCGGCAAGTTCCGTGGTAACCGCGTCATATTATCCCGATGTATTTCCGGTGAATGACAATCAGATATGGAGAGCTTCAATTGCAACTGCGGCAACTGCCGCAACTCTTGCGGGTACAAAAATCAATCTTTCTACCGCTTCAGTAGGAACTGCTGTAAATGCTGCTGCTGCCGGTACTGGATTGCTTTTGTACGGTATTTCTACGGCAAGTACGCCGTCAACCAGCGCGGCTTATGTTATCTTTGCGCCGGCAATATAAAGGGGTGATAGATTATGATGAATTATTCAGATACCGAATTTAAAAAGTTAATAGGACGTTACGATACGCATATATTTGCGTATATGGAAGAAGTAGGCGCATCTGAGGGCGATAAAACAATAGTAAACGTACTTTTTAACAGGACGGAAACTACGGAACCGGCTGTCGCTATCAGTGGAAGCGGTGCTCATACTGATTTGAAAAAGTATAAAGGTACGCGTACTTATGAAGACCTTCGTGAGTTGTATACAAAAAATATTGAATTTGAAGAATTTACCCAATCAGAACAATTCGGCAGAAAACTTCTTGACGATAACAAGATTTGGGAACTTGAAAACAGATCGGCATCTATGATGAGAGCTTATTATCGTACTTGTGAAAATTTTGCAGCTTCAATATTTAACAATATAAGTTCTTCATCTTTTACAAAAGACGGCGAATCATACACATGGACTTTATGTGCGGATGGTCAGCCAATATCCGACGCTTCTCATACTACGGTTAGCGGAAATTGTACCACATTGGATAATGAAGGTTCGGATACGCTTGACGGAGATAATTTTGAATCTGCCGTTGCAGAAATGTCAGAATATCAGGATGATAGCGGAAACCAGGGAAATTATTTTTCCGATACGCTTATGGTTCCTTTTAGACTTAGGAAACAAGCGCTTGAATTGATTGGCTCGGAAGGAAAACCTACTGTTTCCAACAATGACTATAATATTTATGAAGGGGCCATAAAATTAATAGTTTGGAATAGGCTTACCAAAGGTTCAACGGCCACAAATTATCCTTGGAGCGTTCACGATTCTCAGGCAAGAATGGAAAATCTATTTTGGTTTGACAGAATAATGCCTGAAGTAACAGATCAGAGAGACTTTGAGACAATGAGCTGGAAAGTAGGCATATACACGCGTTTTGCCGCAGGATGTTATGATTGGAGATTTGGTTATTTTAACATTCCTGCATAATGAGAAGATTTTTTTCTTAATTTTATTTTCAGGTGGTGATTTTTATGTCTGTTGATACTTCGCGTGTAAGCTCATATTATAGGGCCGAAGGTTACAAGGACTCTGCCGGTACATTGTTGACTCAAGCATTTGATACTGTTAACAAATTGCAATATTCCGCGTCTGCTCATAAAGTAGTCTATGGTACTGTTACCGTTACTGGAACTGCTACTATAGGTATGGCAAGTGCAGGAATAACGACCCTTGCGTATTTTATGTTTTCTCCCACAGTATCATGTCTGTCTTATTTTACCGCAACTGCTTCAACCGGTTCAAATATTACTATAACACTTGCTTCAGGCGCTAATGCCGCAACGGGTGTATGTCATTGGATGGCTGTAAATGATTAAAGGGGGAATATTCCCCCTTTTGGAGGTTATATGGAAAGGTTAAAAATAGATTCCTATGTAAAAGAAACTCAGTCTGGAAGACTTCAGTACAATATATTGGCGTGTCTCGAAGATATATTAACCGAGTTAAAAAAAATTACCGATCAAGATACTGCTTTAAATGTAATAGATCATGAGTCTATAAACAAAGAATTTAAATGTGAATGCGGAAGACAATTTGAAAATTCAAAGCAACTTAGAGGACATAAAATGAAG